ACACAGCGCTGGTGAATGCGCAGAACCCGCAACACCTGTACAGTTCCGGCTGGATCGCCTTTCCGTATCCCATTGAATACAGCGAGAAGGATGCGGACGCGCTGTTTAGCGCTGCCATCGAGGTCAGCAATGAGTATGTCAACGTGAAGAAGCCGGATCCGCATACGGTATGAAGCTAAAGGAGGACAAGCCATGATCCAAGCCCCCGCCGACCTACTTGACCGCGCCAGCGAGTTGGAAGAAGCCGAGCGCGCAGCAGGAACCCGGGCTGTACGCGCACAACTGGCGCAGCCAGGCGCCAACGGGTGTGAAGATTGCGGCGACCAGATCCCCGAGGCGCGGCGGTTTGCTGCGCCGTGGGCGGTCAGGTGCGTTTATTGTCAGGAGGTTGCAGAGCGTTAGTCCGGGCTGGCGTGCAGACGAACAGCATCATACACCGCCTCGCACGCCTCCCCCGCTACTCGATTTCGGTCAGCACTTTCAGCGAACGCGCCCGCCAATTCATCAGCCTCTCCGAGCAGCTGGGCAAGCACTCCGGCGGCGGATCTGGCTGCCTCGCACTCTGCGGCAGTGCCGGGATCTGAACTGATGCGTCCTGATAAATCACTGAGTTGTCTTTGCAGCCGACGAGCAACAGCGTCACTATCAGCCAGCTGCCGATCCAGCTCCTGTTTGACTCTTTCCCCATGGGCGCTTATCTCCTCTATCTGATCCTGCAGGGCGCGCTCGCGTTCGAGGATGCTGGTGATGACCCCGGCGCTTGCTTCCTGCTGTCGAGCTACGTAGGCGGCATGGTGAGCGCGTTCTGCTTCCAGCTGGCCCGACATGCGCCAGCTTTGTGTCTGCCAGCCGACGAGGAATCCGGCGACCAGCAGACCGCCTGCTATCCATGCGCGGGTGCTAAGGGGCACCATCGGCTCCAATCTCGCCGGTGATGAGCATGGGCATGGTGAGTTCAGCGCCGAACAGCCGACCAGCGACGTAATCAGCAGCGCTAAACAGCGCATCCATCACCATCAGGAAAGGCTCGAAGAACCAGTGTCGGCCAGCAATGGTCGGACAGGATTCGTCACGCATATCCAGATAGATCGGGATGATGTAGAAGAACCAGCCTTTGTGGGTGATGGTGAAGCTGTCCATGCTCACTTCCTCCCGCCATGTTCAAGGCTGTAATGGTTACCGTCGTTGAAGCGCCCGCCCCACGACCCCCCAATTGACTCCCAGAACTCGCCGAGCGGCCTGTGGTCTTCAGTGCGCGTCAGATAGACCCCGTCCTTGAACAGGTTGAAGTCAACCGCCAATCGCTCCTTGTGCAGACTGTTGGCGCTGCTGTATGACTTCTTCTGGCCGACCTGGCCGTGTACACGCGGGTCTCGGTAGGCATCCCCGAATGTAAGCTCGTAGCCGTTGCTGTATGCGTAGTTGATGAGATCCGCAATCATGCGGGTGAACTTGCGTTGCTTTTGCCCAAGCGTCATACCATCCTCCCCTTAAAAACCCTCGCCAGATTCCCACCACACCGAGCCACAGCCACCGCGCCCGCCAGAGCCAGCAGCGTTGCCATCATCTGCCCTCCCTGCGGCTTGATCAGAACGATATGGGCGGCTGCTGCCAGCGATGCTCCCGCTGCCATCGCGGCTACAAGGCTTACGAGAGGGCGACTGGTCTCAGTTGTGCGATATGAGACAAGATACGCGAACGTCACTAGATGGAGCGCCAGCCGTATATACAGCAGCAGATCCTCATTCATTTGCTTCTCCAGTTCTTCACTATCTCCACTATAGACAACAGCCAGCGGGGAAGGTCTGAGTTGGAGTGCATGGAAGCGTATATTCCAGTGAAGGCGACGGATGACAGCGCGGCGGCGGCAGCGGATACAAGCATGGCCTCCTGGCTCCACGGCGGGCCGGGGTAGCAGTACGCCCCCGCAGCGTACCCCATAACCCAAGAGAAGAACGATAGCAGCATCCGCTGAGTCAGGGTCTGCGTGGTGCTAGGCATCGCCAGGAAGAAGCAGCACCCCGCCAATGACCCTATGCAGGCCCACGGGTTCAGAATAAACCCGCAGGCCGCTGTTATCCCCATCGCTATGCACTGATCTGTGTGTGTTGTCACGTCATGGCCTTACTTCTTCCAGTTTGGGTGATTGTAGCGTGATGCGGCACCCGTCGAAAGCGCCGCACATTGCGGGAATGCCCATTGATGCGGGATGCGCTCCGCACGGGGTCTGGGATCGCTTCTGGTGGAGTATAGCAGGCTGGCCTACCTCACCTCAGCAGCCGCTAGGAAAAGCTCATCCACCTGCTCGTCGGTCAGGCCAATAACTGTCTTCATCTCATCTATCAGCGGACTCATCCTGTCGAAGCTCGCCTCCTCCCAGGCCAAAATAGTCAGCGGGTCATCTGTGGCGGCAACAGCCTGCTCCACGGTCTCAAGCAGCCCCGCCTGCATCAGCGCAGCCTTGGCTTGATAGCGCGTCACCTTCATCTGCTCGCGGGCTTTGCGTAGCGCCCACTCTTCATGCGTCTCTACATCGATGTGCTCGTCGTGGTGATCAGTCATAGCTCTCTCCTGCATCTAGTTGTTGGTACGCGCACTTGATCATCTCCTCAACCTTGAGTCTTATCTGCAAATCTTCTGACACTTCAAAACCTTAGGCCCGGCTATCGCCGGACCAATCAGAAGCCGGAAGGCAGATTACTGAGCGCGAAAGCGGAGACGGAAGCCACGAAACGCACCCGAAGCCGTGCGGTCGTAGGTGAGGTTCATCGCGGCCAGGCCAGCACCGCCCGCGCTACTCCAAGCCCCGCCGCGATTCGGCAAGCGCTCACCTTCATCGGTCACGTACAGTCTGCCCACAGGAGACAGCGCGGGAGACGCGGGGGCCAGCAGGGACTGCTTGACCAGATCCGATGCGCCTACGCTCGTGTGCGAAGACCATGGATCGGCGCTTGTCATATCAAAGCCCGAGTCGATGTACTGCGCTTCCTCTGTCTGTCCGTTGTCTGGCGCGATCCATGCGCGGCCATCCTGCAGCTTCATGCCGCTGACCCACTCCCACACATTGCCGACTAGATCATGTACGCCCGCAGGCGCTCCGTCATGAGCCCATGCAGCAGGGCCGGAGCCGGTTCGTGTCCGTGCAGTGCCTGCGGCACCGGGGGTCAAGCCATCCTGCCGCCGTCCAGTCTCCCAGCGGTCCTCGTGGCTTCGGCCGGCGTTGGTATTGCCCAGCGGCTGGTATCCGTTCGCCATGCACCAGAGCGCGATAGCTGCCCAGTCCAGGTTGGACATGATGTCCCAGCCGGGACCATTGGCTTTGCACAGGTTGCGGGCGGCATCGAAGTTGATGGATGCGCGCGGGTCTACTCCGGGCAGGCTGACAGCAGCGCCGCCGCTTTGGGATGTGCTGGCTTGATATGCACCGATGAATATCTCGCTGGCGGGCTGGCCGTCAAACAGAAAAGCGGGGTGCAGGCCAGTACCCAGCTCGCCACCGGGCGCTACGTCTTCGAGGTTGAACGCCGGGAATACGTGCATGTAGCTTGGCTGTCCACTCGCGGTGTACAGCACGGTCATGCGTCCGCCTGATGCTGCTTCTACGGAAGCGCGGAGCTGGTCGGTGATGAGGATGGAGGGGGATGCTTGCACTAGCTCGGCTTCGACCACCATCTCGTCAAGCCTATCCTGCAAACCCGTCACGGTACTGATGGCTTGCTCGCCGGTATGGTTTTCTCTGTCCAGCAGGTAAGCATCAGTAGCGTTCTTGGTTGCTTCTGCTGCAATCCCTTCTAACTTCTCCTCATCAGCATCCGTAAACGCATTAGTATCTGGGTTGCTCTCATAAAGCAGCTTGACCTGTGCGGCTGTGATGGGGGCAACCTCGCCGCTCTGCGCAACCCACGCGCTGTCGGTCGCGTCCCAGATGTACCGCTGCACATCCTCGCCTACTACATCCACATCAGCGTAGTCACCTGCTGCCGGATCAGTTACACCAGCCTCAAGCGCGGCCAGCGATACGAACGTGCCGCGCCAGTGGGTGCCCTCAAGGCCGATCAGCTTGTCGTACAGCGGGTCGGTGAGGTCGTTGGTGGATAGCCCTTTGCCCTCAACTTTATCGACCTTGCCATCCAGCGCCTCCGCTGTAGCCATAGGCACAGCAAAGCCAGGGTTCGGATATTGGCCGGACAGCACGCCGCCTGCGCCGCCGGTGGGGACACGGGAATCAGATAGGCGCGGATCATCGTCCAGTACGCGCTCGTCTAAGGCTTCAGTCAGACCCTGCACGTCGTCTATAGCTATGTCGCCACCCAACTGATCCGCCCGAACCCGCACATTCTCCCCGCCCTGAACCATCTCCAGCAGCTCGTCTCCCTGAATCGGTCCAGCTTCCGGAAGATCACTGATGCGCTTCACTTGCCTTGCCATGTCTTTACTCCAGTATCCGATACGCGCCCGATTCGGTAACGCGGTAAACATTGCGATCCACAGGCATCTGCTCGCCCGGCCTCAAGAACAGCAGCAGGTCTGCGCTGTACTCCCACACTCTCGAGCCGCCCGGCGGCGTCAGTAGGCGCGGCCCTGTGTAGATGCCTTGGAACTGCACCAGCCACGGACCCCGACCCTGCGGCAGCAGCAGCGGCATTTCAAACCACAGGGAGCCGTCCTCCAAGTCCACGCGGTAGAACTCCTCGAACAGCGCGGCCTGCGCGTCAGACCTCATGGCCCAGCGGACAGGGAACGCTACCGGCACTGCTGTGAAGTTACGCCGAACGAACACGCGCCCCGACTGCATTGGCGTCCTGACCTGCGGGTCGATGGGGTTGTATTGCGTGCCGATCAGCGGCGCGGGTAGTTCGTCAGGCCAGATAGGAGTCATGGTGCCACCACTTGAAATTGGAAACGATAACCCGACCCCATGCCGATGCGCACCAGCGCGATCCATGGGCCTGAGCTAAGTTGGCGCTCCACCTGGTAGCGGTCGCGCTGCTGCCGGTAGCATAGCGCGCCGTCCTTGATGTAGGCCAGAATGATATCAGAGTTCGCCAAGTTGAACTGCCGCGTGTCGTCCAGCGCCACCCTGGGGTGCGACACGTTGCCGGGGAGTGCCGTCACCACCATGCCGGAAACGGTCGAGTCATACCACAGCAGCTTGGCGACGCCCGCCTCGACGAACGCCACGGCGGGCTGCATGTTCTGGTCGAACGCGAGAGACACCTCGGTTATGTCGTCGCCGGTGTAGATTGCCTGCGCGGGGAATGTCGGGGCGGACAGCATGATCCGGTCCTCGACGATGTCCTCAACTATCTCAGCCGTCCATGTTTGGTAGTTGAGGCCCAGAGACGGGTCGTTGAGCGCGACGCCGCCGTCCATGTAGTCGATGTAGTCCGGGAACACCTGCGCCCGAGCGCCGAGGAAATACCCCGGCACGGGTTCGGATGATAGGCGGTTTTCGGGCAGCGCCATACTCAAACCCCCGGCGGCGTTGTGTTCGCCAAGGAAAGTGTGACGGGAAAATCGAAAACGTGGTCAGAGGTCTTGGGCACAGGCTTGTCCAGAAGCATTCGATGTACGCCCAGCACCATGTTCCCTACGGGGGAGCTGAACCCGAAGTTCAACACGATGCTGTTGAAGCCTCCGGGGTAGTTCCCATTGTTCAACGGAAGTGTCAATATTCCTGTTGCCGACATAGCACCGCCGTCCCAAATCGGGAGCTGCTTGTAAGAAGTGAAGCGGCTGTTGGACAAGTTCCAATCAGGCGGAGTGGCGTTTGTGACCGGATCGGTGAACGTGTCTGCAGCGCTCACATACGAGGAATAGGCGTCCACGTTGCTGGCCCCTGGGTAAGACTTTGCCGAAAGATACGTGTTGCCGCTGGATGTGGTTGAGCTGGACCAAGCCGAGGTCGAATTCATCGACTCCGGACGAATCTCGTAATTGAATGTCTCCACGACACCTTCAATGTTGATGTCAAACGACCCAGTCACCCCATCCATGGCATAGGTTGTCAGCTCGTAGGTTACATCCAGAAATTCATCTGCCAGAACGGTTATGGAGGTGGGATTGCCGGCGCTGTCTGTTATCAGCGCACGGGACGCCAGCGGGGTGGAAGCATTAGGGGTTTGTGCAGCTGAGGTTGTGATGGCCAAGCCCACCTCACTAAGGGGAACCCCTGCTATTGAGGTCCCATTAAACCGCTTAACCAAGTGGCGGGTCACATACCGGGGAGAGACGGTTGCGTTGACTACGTTGGGGAGCGCGGGACCCTGAGAGGTTGCAGTCCCCGCCACGAAGTTGGCCAGGCCTGTGTCGGAAACGCTCGGCGGGGTGGTGCCGGACCCAACAACCATGCTCGCTAGCCACCCTTGATTCTGGGTGCGATTGGAAACGGCGTGCTGGAAAAAGGAAACCAGCAGTAGGTTGTCCGCTTTGGCATCAATATGCCGTTCCCTTCCCGTAAACTTGTTGACGATTCGGAATTTATAGCGCCCGCTGGTACGAACTTTCAAGTCAATTGGGGTCATATAGTGTTGCCTCCGGGAAAGATATAGTTGCGGTGGCCGCATCGTGATGGCCTACCTTGATCAACGCCAACCGAAGATCGGCTTCGGGGAACGATATAGTCGCTGCTGCCGCTTCAACCTGCGTATACAACTGCAAAGGGGCACGTAGCGCAGCCTCGGGGAACGATATGGTCGCCGCCGCCGCTTCAACCTGCGTGTACAACTGCAAAGGGGCTCGCAGCGTGGCTTCGGGGAACGATATGGTCGCCGCCGCCGCATCCGGGGAATATTCCATAGCCCGAACCAAAGGACGAAGCTCGGATGGCGGGAACGCGATACCGGAAACCTCAGCGCCATCACGGAAACGCAGCATGTACGGCAGGCTAGTCAGAATCACCTGATCCGGCCCCATGTCATCTTCAAGGTACACGCGGTTATCCATATTAACCGCCTGAAACTCAACCCGCGCCTCGCCGCTTGGCCTCACCTCGGTTATCAGCGCCTCATGCACCACCTGAGTCCTGCGACCAATATACACCACAGTCGGCGCGTTGGGGTCGTTCGTTACCGTCACATCAGGCGGCATGGCGGCAAGGGTCACGGTGCGCCCGTTGATCGTCGCGGGGATCGGCGGGCTGGCGGTGCCATCCGGCCTGCGGATCATCACGACAGGATCGCCGCCGACCGGCTGAATGGTCTCGGATAGAGTCAGCACCAAGCCGTCATGGTCGATTACGAAGGCGGACTGGCCCCATTCAGGTATGCCGTCCTGAAGACCGACGTAATCCATATAGAACGAGTTCATGGCCGCCAGCTCGGTTGTCCCCTTGTAGGCGGTGCGGCGATACGCGGCCTTCCGTCGCCTGCGGGCTGCCAGCCTCCACGCCTGCGTCCGGCCCGTCACGCCGGGCGCGGTTATCTTTTCGACGCGCAGACCAAGATCCCCGATCAGCCGGTAGGATTCGGTCATCATGCGGCCAGTGATGCGATCCTTGTACTCGATATCCACGCCGTCAATATCGTCCGGCATGACCGTCTCGGTTGTCTCAATCAGTGGCGTGACGAGGTCCTGCGGGCTGTACACACGCGGCGGGGTGCCCATGCGGTAGGCGTCACGCGCCGCGCTGATCAGGCCGCGCCGCAGCGTCAATTCGGCGAAACCGGCCTGCAGGCAGTAGCCAGCCACGGTTTTAAGCGTCGAGCTGGCGTTGACGGACAGGTCGAACGTGTCGCCTCTGTCGTGCCAGATCTGGTGCAGCGCCCGGATGTGCTCCATGTCGATCAGTTCACGCCCGTAGCCGACCGACTCCATCATGTAGACGAAAAACGGCGCTATGTCGCGGGTCGGCTCCATGGCTTCCGGATCGTCCAGCGTCGGCAGCATGCGGGTGGGGCGAACGGATATCTTGTTCTCGACCTGCCCGGACACTTTGTCGCCGGTGCGCATGCGCACATGCAGCAGTGTCATGCCAGGGTAGGATGTGGGAGCGCCGACGATGCGCGACCGCAGCCCGGACCACTGATGTTTGTCGATGTGCATCGGGTTCGTGCTGGGGGCGCGAGTGGCACCAACACGGACCTCGACCCGCATCGGGCGCGGCAGATCCACCCGGATGGTGAACCCGATCTGGTCCGGGGTGGCGTCTACAAACCGATAGGGGACAATCTGCCACTCGGAGGTGCCCAGCTCGCGCCACTGGATCTGACCCTCTGCCGGCATCCGCCGCAGCCCACCACTGCGCCGGTGGTAGATGAGGCCGTTCGGGAAGAATATATCGACCTCGAACGCATCCGCCAGCTTGCCCTGCGGTACCGCGGTAAAGGGACCTACCCAGCCGCCCGGCAATGACGCTCGATCCACCTGGACCGTAGAGGTGGCACCAGAAACGCTGGCAGGAAACCCGGACCAGAAGTCGATGCCTGGCGGGCTGACGGTTATGGTGTTGCCGCTGATCGACAGCACCTCATAGAGAAGCCCCACTCGTCCAGCAGCGGTCACCTCGGTTCCGGTGCCGAAGTCCGCTCCGCTCACGACGTATCGGGCAGGTACGGCGGGGGTCGCGGCAACGCCTGCGGTGCTGGTCGGGGTGCCCAAGAGGTCCGCCACATCGCCCGAGGCTGTGATGCTGCCCCCGGTCAGCGGCCCTGCCTGATACAGCTCCAGAACGGTGCCTTCGGCCCGCGCCTGAATCGGGGAGCCGTTCAGCTGGCTGTTCAGCACAGCCACCAGCTCGGCGAGTCCGGCTACGTCGGTTGTAAGCAGCGCGGTGTAATCGCGGCCGCCGAACGTCAGAACCAGAGTGGCATGGGTGGTGCCGAAGTCGTACCGGGCGGGCGCCGTCGAGCCGGTCAGGCGCGCCGGAGAACCGGGGCCGCCCCCAGCCGGTGGCAGGACGGCGGAGATGGTGTACTCGCCAGCCCGCTCGCCCATCAGCTCGATATCATCACCGGTGGCCAGATCCAGCGAGTCCAGCAGCTCTGACGATATGGCGTTGCCGTTGAAGGTGACCGGGTGTGCCGCCTCGACCCGTACCATGATGCCGGTTTCCCACGAGGACGGGACGGGATCTGACCCGGTAATCGAGTTGCCAGCGAACGTCAGATCCGTCAGCGGCTCGCCCTGCCCGGGGACGATGACGGACAACCCCAGCTTGCTCCATGGTATCTGCACCCCGGCGCTACCGGCCAGCCCCAGCGTCATGCCAGCTCCGCCCATGGTCGTAAAGCCGACCTCCTCGGGAGTGTGCCACCATTCATTATATGGCGCTGGGATCGTCTCGCCTGGCTCGAAAAAGCGTAGCTCCAGATCATCGCCTAACGTGGTGGCAGGCGTGTCGCCCACGAAGACCAGGTTCGGGGCCTTCTGATAGTGCCCCCACCCGAGGCAGAGCAGGGAGTCAACCCACTGCTCGCGCTTGTTCACATAGTACCGGCGGGGCGGAGCTATATAGTCCGGGTGCACCAGCGGGGAGCCGGCGATCTGGGGTATGGGGTCGCCCCAGCGCACTTGGTTAGCGAACAGTCCGGGACTTTCCAGAGTTGTGCCCTGCCGTTGCGCACGTGGCTGGTCGGTTTTGATCGACATCGCCATCGCCACCGCAACCAGCGCCAAGCCGATGGCTGCGGCCACCGCAACCTCGATGCCCTTGGCTTCCATGTACAGGTCGAGCCGATCATCAGGGCCGAAGAACGTCAGCTCCCACTCGGATGTCTCGACCAGAGATCCGTTTAGCCATGCGGCTGGGTGCCTGTCGGTTTTCTCGGGATCGTAGCCGGGCGCAACGGACCTGATCCACTCGGCAATGCTCATTCGCTCGGTTGTTTCGTGCGTTTCGAGCGGCTCGCCTTCAAGCTGGCTGGGATAGACCCGGATCGTCATAAAATTTCAGCACTCGCAGCTGGTAGGATTCGCGGAATCGGTACAGTGGGACCAGTCTAGCATTTTGGCCGGGGTTTATCTCTAGGACGTGAAGCCCCAAGCCGGTCCGATTGATATCATGCACCACTAGCCCGACGTGCGTACAGTGCCCTGACAGCCTGCGGATGACCGCCACCACGCAGCCAGGTACCGGCTCTGGTATCTCGACCATCTCCGCGATCTGCTCGCGGTAACGGGCCGTGAATCCCTCCGGATCGTTCTGGTATTCGCCACCGCGACTGGCCAGCAGCTGCCGCCCGTACAGGTCCGCACGTGCTGCGCGGGCCAGACCCCAGCAGTCGAACAGAACATGCCCGTCAACAATCTCGCCTCGTGCGCCGTCCTTGTATCGAGCGCTCAGATACCGCTCGATCATTGCGAAAACTCCAGACAGGGGGCGGTGTTGCTGTCGTACATCATTCTCGGCCAGCGCATGTCGATCAGATCGAACAGTCCGGCTGTCACCTCGATATGATCCACCTGCGCGCTATACCGGCGTGATATGAGGAAAAGAGGCGGTTCGGCTGGCTCCGACAGATCGCTGTACAGGTAGCAGCGGTATACCACATGGACGACGGCCTGCGCCTCCTGTGCCTGTCGCACCAGTCGGGTTGCCTCTGGCCGCACCCCGTCGAGCGCGAACGTCAGATCCTGCGCCCCGGTGGCATCCCGCTTTGGCAGGGCTATCGCCATGCCTGACGCTCTGGCCAGCAGCTGTCGTCCGTCCTCTGTGGTGATGGTGTGGTCCTGATAATCCCGAACCAGCACAATGGGCTCGCCACCCCAAGCTGTCGAGGTCAGCTCTAACGTGTGCAGAATCACGTCTCCGCCTTGTGCGTACACCTGCGCAAGTAATGACATCGGTTACCTCCCGTGTGGTTGCAGGCCGAACTTGCCCTGTACGGCGCTCGCCGTGCGCCCGTCTGCCATGAAGTCGGCAACCCAGACATCAATAACATCCACGCCATCCTGCCCGGTTGATTGCTCTGCCGTGGTGCCGGGTGGCGCGTTGTGGATGTTGATTACAACGCCTGCTCCGTTCGTTGCATCGCGGTTGCTGATCACCTCGCCCCGCTTGTTCGGGATCATGTACTGCTGCCCGTTGGCGGCGCTGTAGACCTCTGGCGCGCCGTTCTCGTTTACGCGGTAGACACGGCCTGCCTGTACGGGTCCACCTGCTATGCGGCCGCTCACGCCGCGTATCTGGGCCACCCGCGCCATGCCTCCTGCAACGGCTGCTGCTGCTGCTGCGGTGCCAAGGGCTGGGCCGACTACTGGAATACCGGCCAGCGCCGTGAACGCCTTCTGTGCGCCCTCGTATGTCTGCATGATGGTCTGCGCGATAGCAGCAGCCTTGGCGATAGCCATCATCTTGGAGTTTTCCGCGCCGAACACCTGAGCGAACGCCTCAATGTCGGACGCCATCTGGCCGAACGCGGCAGCGGACTGGCTGACCATCATGTCGATGCGCGCCTGCTCGATCTGCGCCATCCGGTCAGCATGTTCCTGCGCCATCTGCTGCTCAAGGGCCATGTATCCGCCCTTGACTTCAAGCTCCAGCTCCTTGGCTTCCCGCAACCGTTCCATGGCCTCAGCATAGCGCTGCTGTTCGGCCTGCGCCTCGGCCTCGTATCGTGCCTGCTGATCGTCGAACCTGCCACCAGACAGGGGCGATACCTGTCCACGGATAGCCCCAGCCACGTCCGTACCGAACGCGCTGCGGCGTCGCTCTAGTTCGGCGGCGGCTTGCTGGGCGGCATAGAGTTCGGCGGCGAGGGCGCGCACCTCGGCCACTTGGTCTGGCGTGGCGTAGCTGTTGAGTGCCAGCTCTGCCTGCCGCATCGCCAGCTCTTCTGCGTTGAGCGTGGTCTGGTACAGTTGTTCGCGCAGCCCGGCCAGCACATCTGCGTTATCCTCGGCTGCCCTCCTCGCCTCCTCGCTGCTTTTTAGGCGCTCTGCCTCGGCCTTCTCTGCCGCCTTCGTGGCCTCCTCCAGCTGGTGCAGCTCGCCGACCAGCTCGGTGATGCGTGCCCGCTCCTCGTCGGTGGCGTCCGCCCCCAGCCGTTGCAGCGCAGCCAGCTCGGCGCGGGCCAGACCTGTGCGTTTGGCGAGTGCGATCTGGTTCTTTAGCGACTGCTCCAGCTTCTGGAACTCGGATAGCTCGGTGGATGTGCCGCCTGTCTGGCCGGGCGGGGTCCAGCCTGGCGGGGTTTGCGGACCAACGTCCGCTCCAGATTCGCGCCGCGCCAACTCCCGGTTGACCGCCGCGAGCGCATCCCGATACTTGGTTTCCTCCTCGGTCAGAGCCTCCACGCGGGCGGCCCCGATGGCATCTATCTCGGCCTTGTTTTCCTGCGCTTTCGAGGTGAGGTCGATCTGGCGGGCGGCTGTCCGCCACACCCGTTCAGCGTCCTGGACTTTTTTGCTCTGCTCCTCGATCGCCTTTTCCAGCTGGATCCTACGCAGTTCTAGCGTTTTCGTGCCCACCGTTTCTATGGCGTCGGACAGCTTCCGCATATCAGATTCGGCGATAGCGGCGTTGCGCCCAAGGGTCAGAAACGCAGCCGCGACCAGCAGCACCACGCCGACGGGTCCCCCAAGGAAGGACAGCGCCATGCGGAGCCCGTTGGCTGCCGCTGTGGCTACGCTGAAAGCCCCGGTCATCGCTGATTGAGCGGCAGTCAGCCTGGTAGTGGCTGCGGTTGCGGCATCTTCGGCCACCTTCAGGCTAGCAGCAGCAGCGGCATGGGTAGACAGCCCGCGCGCGGCACGCTCTGCGGTCTGCGCCTGTATCAGGTTCTGCGCTGCCAGTGCAGCTGCCGCTTGTGCCGCCTGTAGTTCTGCGGCAGCCTTCGCTCGTGCGCCAATGGTGTTCTGATACATCGCTGCGCTGCTGGCACCCAGCGCAGTCAGAAGCCGCCCTGCAATCACAGCCGCCGTTGCAGTTGCCGCAACTGTCACCGCATCCAGAAACGCCTCCATCTTCTCGGCGTCCTGCCCGAACGACAGTAGCGCCTCTGCCGCCATTATGATGCCGTCTGTGACCGCCTGAATCGCGCCGGTCTGCTCTTCCATCGCGACAAGGGTTACGGTAATGGCGTTGCGTACCCGGACACTGGCGTCAACTAAGTCAGTGGCCATGCCGTCGGCGGCGGCTCTATTCTCCTCCAGCGACTTGCGCAAGCCCTCGCTAAGATCCCGGGCAGTCAGCTTACCCGCCGCGCCCAGTGCGCGCACCTCGGCAGCCGTGCGGTTGCTGGCGGCGGCGATGTCATTGATTACTGACGGAATGGCGCTGGTGATGGTTTCCCATTGGTCCGCGGCCACCTTTCCTGTATTCATGGATTTGGAAAAGGCCGACGTGGCAGCAGCAGCCCGGTCAGCGCTGGTCGCGTTGGTGACGAACGCGTAAGACATGGAGTCGGTAACGTCCAGCGCTTGCGCGGTCTCGTACCCCATGGCGCGCAGGCTGTCCGCTGTGCGGATGTACAACTCCTGGGCCTCGGACAGCGCCCGGTAGGTGCCGTCGGCGGTGGCCTGCAGTCGACGCTGCACCATCTCGAACTCGTCCAGCGACTCGGTGGCCATCCTTACCCGCTCGGCCATGGTCTGGTACTGCTGCACCCATTGCGCTGCTTCGCGCAACGCCATGGCTGCCACAACGCCACGAATTACCCGCGTCAGCCCGTTGAGTTCGCCGCCCAGCCTGTTGGCGCTGCGCTCGGTCTTGTCGAATTCCTGCTGCATCTGGCGGGCGCTGCCATCGACCTTGCCCATTCCTTTGCCGAGACCACCCAGCGCGTCCTCAGCCTGCCGCATCTTCCCCAGCAGGGGGTCCAGGTTCGCGTCTACGTCGTAATAAATCGTGCCTACAGATTCAGCCATGTTTTTTGTCCCGCATCGCGTTCACCTTCGCCAGCCAGCCCATGCTGTCAGTGTACTGTTTTTCGGTTATCGACGCAGCGTCGGACTTGTCCGGCGGGAATTTGCTGCGCAGCGCCGCCAGCAGGCCAGTCATGGTTTGGCTCCATGCGTCTGCCTCGGACATACCCAGGTGCGCGATGGCCATGGCGGCAAACTTGGCCGCGTCGAACTCGCGCATGGGTTCGCCCTTGATCAAGGGCTCGTCACCTTTGGGCGATACCCCAGCCACGCCATGCAGGATCAGGTGCCTGGCAAGGGTCACGATATCGTCCAACGGCATCACGCCTGGCTGATAGTGCATGCGCTCACTGTAGCCACCCAGCAGGGCGTCCAGCGGCTCCTGATCGTCAGCGCAGCAGCTCAGGACATGCAGAGCTGCACGAAACTGGCGGCGCGCCTGTGTGCGTGTGCGGGGGCGCTCCTGTAGCTCGACAAAATAGCCGATGATGTCGGCGGGACTACCGAGCCGGCTGATGGCGAGCAGGGACGGGCGGAAGATCACATCAGCGCCCTGATAGCTGATGCCGACCTCTCCGATGGCGTGGTTTGCGGTCATGTGGCGGCTCCGTGGTTTGTGGGGATTGTAGCATTGGCGGTGCTGGCGGGCATAAAAAAGGGGCCTCCATGGCCCCTTCTCATACCGCTACCGCTTACGGCTCTGTCACGGTCACGCTGACAGTAGCGCTGACCGCCGGAGTCGATACGCTGGTGACGGTGATTGTAGCAGTGCCATCCGCAACAGCAGTCACCAGGCCGGTCGTGCTGACAGTCGCCACCTGATCGTCGTCGGACGAATAGTGCACGACCTGCGACGCGCCAGCCGGAGCCACCACTGCGGACAGCTGCTCGGTGTCGCCTACCTCAAGCGCCAGCGGGCCTGCCGGGGTGACAGTGATGCTGGTGGCGTCCGGCGCGCTCGGGTCCGGGGTGTCCTGCACGATCAGACCGAAGTCGGAGCCGGTGGCGGTGGCGCTGAACTCATAGGTCACAGGCTCGCCGGACGGCGCGTCGCGGCTGATGGTAGTGGCGATCATGTATGCGATGAACGTCACGTCGGGGAAGGTCATACGCAACCACATGACCGGCTGATGGCTGAATTCCGGGCCGGGGTTGGCGATGTGCTTGGTCAGCGCGGTCAGGTTCGAACGAGTGCCGTCCTGCGGGGTGGCGATACCGCTTCCGCTGATTTCCAAGCTCTGCCAGGTTGCGATGTTTTCCATCAGGTTGCCGACAGTCTGGTCGGTGGATACGTCGCTGGTTTCCCAGGTCAGGTTGAAGGATTTGGTGGTCATCGGCCCGATAGGCGCCCATGCCACGTCAGGGCCGGTGGGATCTACGTCACCACAGGCCAGGAAGTATTCCAGTAGTACCATGCGACCGGCATAGCCGGGGAGTTTACAAGCCATGACGGCCTCCTATCATCGGATCAGTTCAAAGTTCAGCCCATACACTACGCGGTTCTCGGCAGTGTAGTACGGCCCCATTATGCTGCCGAGGGGCGTCAAGTGAATAATACACTGGTCAAGGCCTCCTGTCTCAATCGCCGCCTGCACAACAGACTCCGCGAACACCTCTACCGGGAGCGCATCGCCCCGCTGGTCGCGCCTGCCCATCAGTGTCAGGCGTATCTGTGGGAACTGAACGCGGCCAACCGGGCGGCGCCCGCCCTGCTGCTGGATGATGGCGACACGCTGCCCTGCTACGCCGGTGCTGTCCACGAACTGCCCACGGGCCAGCATGTAATCACCGGAACCCGGCAAGCTCTGGAACCATTCGGCAAAGGTGGCGATGCTCATAATTTCATGTACCGCTTGAACGTGGCGTCAATGTCGGCCCGGCCATCGCGCTCGAACGCCTTGGTCAGGAACTCCGGCTCAGCGTCCGGGTCCCAGAAGTCGCCTCGGCTCGGGTCGTTCGGGTCGCGTGGTTGGCCCTTGAGTTTGCCGGGCATGGCATGCACAGCGGCGGCGTAGTTGGCGGTGAAGCCAAGGCGCGCCCTGAATCCCTTGCCCACCGGCTTGATTTCCCGGTACATGGATTGCAGTAGGTTGCCGGTATCCATAGGGGTCAGGCTGGCCGCATAACCCTCACCGATGATTAGCACCTCGGTCAGCGCCTTCTCGGTCATACTGCCACTGATACGATCGGTCAGGCGCTTGAGGTTGCGCCGGGTCTGCTCCAGTCCGCGCACGGGCATATCAGACCACCAGCCTGAAGTCGGGGCGGTCAGGCTCGCCCAGAGGCGAGGCATCCCACTCGGTCACGTCCATGATGATCTGCGGCTGCTGTGCGGCCTGCCCGTGAGCGTTCAGCTGGATTCGGTCACCACGGTTGGGGCGAGGATCTTCTGTCCAGATGATGTTCTTGGCCTGATATTCCTGCATGCTGCCGTTCGCAGCGGTCACGTTGACCGTCTCGCTCTGGCCTGTCCATGTGCAGGCGATGGTGTATGGCGTGCCCCACGTCTCAGCCTGCGTGAACTGGTCGAAGCCAGTAAACGGGGTGACGGTCGCCGTGTTGCGGTTGGCCCAGCCAGCTGCGCTACTCATCAGCAGCGCCTCCGGGTGCCAAGCCCGATCATCAGCGCGGCATTGCCGCCGGTTGCTGGCAGGATGGGGCCAAGGCAGCCCCACGCCCCCAGCGCCCTGATGCTGTTGCGCAGCATCTGGCCTTGCTCGGCAAGCGTGCCGTAGGTGAAAGACTGCGACGCACCAGATGGCGCGGTGTGGCTCGACAGCCTGCGCGCACCCGTGCCGATAGCCAGTACAGCCACGGCCTGCATTAGTGCGAGGCGGATGGTGCACGGCAGAAGGCCCGCCCCTACAAGGCAGGCCTCCAGCGCGTTCACTTGGGCAACGAGGCATTCAACCATGGCGGCGGGGAGCGATAGACCCAGCTGGGTCAGATATTCCATCACTTCGTCCACTGTCAGCATGCGGTGCCTCGTTGCAGAATGAGTGCCCCGGCGAACCGGGGCGGGGTGTTACTTCTTGCTTTGGGTGTCCTGCGCTGCCTTGCCGACCGGCTTGGCTTGCAGGTTGTCCGGCAGCTTGCGTACCCGGCCAGCGTAGGGGCGCGGCACGTAGCCCTCGAACTCTACAACCGAGCCGCGCTTGACGCCGAGGATGTTGCCAGTCACTTCGTACTTAGCCATGCTCAAGCCTCCGCAGCGTAGAACACACCAGACCGACCTTCCGCATCAGCGCGGATCTCAAGGCCAGTGGCAGTCCAGGTCAGGTACTGGTAGTCATCCATGGGGGTCTTGCGCTCCATGGGGACAGTGTTGATCGGCATGCCAACAACCGGGCGGATGTACTCGGTCTGGCGGATCATGCCAATCATCTCGTTGCCGGACAGCTCTGCCAGTCGCTCGATCTTGTCAACGCCGGGGATCAGCTCCAGAACCTGGCCGAAGGTTTGCAGGTTGCCGGCAGTCACGCCGGTACGCTGGAAGTTGGCCCAGATTTGCGGCGAGACGTACACGGTCACATCACCCTCGGCATCAGCCAGCGAGTTCAGGACGGCGACGAATGCGGCGCGAACGTCGTCATAGGTTTCAGTGTCGTCGGTGAAGTCGAAGTTCAGACCGGCAGCACCCAGATCGATGCCCTGCACGTTGCTGCTGGTGCGGATACCGGCAGCGCCTACGCCCTTGTAGGTGATATCGCTACCATCGAGGAACGTGCGCACGATCTGACGGCGGACAGCGCGGACGCTGGTAGCCTGGTCGTCTGCGATCTGGTCGAAGCCGATGCGACGCTGACCTTCCAGCTCACGCCACTGGATGCCGAACTGCGAGGAGTGAACCAGTACCAGGGTGCCGTCGTAGTCATAGGAACCGCTATCCATCGGCTTGCGATGCTGGCCGTCCAGGCTGGTCTGCGCCTCGAACTCGCCGTTATAGCGGCGGTACATGGTCGCCAGCACGCCTACATGCACCGAGCGAGCCAGCGGCATGAGGTCGGTCAGCAGGCGGGATACGCCACCGTTGGGCAGCATCAGCTGTCGGGTCTGGCTGTCGATCTCGGCCCACAGGCGCGGGTCCATCTCGGCAGCGTTGGCGGCGGAGCCCACCAGCCCGTTAACCATCATCTGGTTGCGGGCGTTGGCGTTGAATCGGAAGTCGCCGATCTCGGCGTACTGCCGGGCCATCACTGCGTTAACAGCGAGGTCCTTCTTGTTTACAGTCAGCATGTCAGAGCCTCACTTGAT